TCACTCTGACTGGTCGACGGGGGTTTTTCCGGGAAATCCAGGCGACTTTTGGATGAGGGTCACATCTAAAAGCGACGTAATACGCATCCAATATTCGATTGACGGGGAAAATTGGCCTCTGCTCAGGTTGTGTAGATGGCCAGGGGCAGGGAAGAAATTCATTGGCGTGATGTGCTGCTCTCCTAAAAGAAAGGGTTTAAGCGCCGAGTTTACCGACATCTTATTGACTCCTCCGCTCGATAGGGAACTTCACGACCTTTCATAGTAGGCACAGCTGGCGTGTGATGCGCTGCAGATGGCACACTGTGGCGGTATCTGCCCTGAACAGTTTGAAAATCAGCCCTTCGCTTAGCGTCGTGTCCACATTACACGGGTAAGATCAAAGTACGAAGTGTGACGCTTTGGGCAAGTCATATTATAGGGGCGTAGAACCTGTAGATTTATCGCAACGTGGATGTGGCTTATGAATTTATTTACCATTACAGGTTATTTAACATAATATACATTATGCGAACCAATGGATAAACAGGCCGGGAACTGGCCGTTCCGCTGAGAAAATCCCCACATCCGTAAAACGCTTTTTTGCCTATAATGCGCTGAACGACACGATGAGCATAAACCATGACGACTGCAACTCTACAAACTGAACAGGAATATCTGGCGGCACTATCAGAAGTTGAACCGCTGTTCGACCTCGACCTGCCTGTAGACTCTGTTGAGGAAGATCGATTTCTATCGCTATGCACAGCCATTCACGAATACGAGAAAATACATTTTCCTGAGTGCTACAAAAACCAGCTCAGCTAATCTGCCGCGCCGCAATCAGTACCCAGAATAAGCTCAGGAACTACTGCGGCTTGGCCAACGGCGGTCAGCAACAAAAGCAAGTTTTGTCACTGGCCGTCGTTACGATTAAAAACAGAGGGCTATGTTGGTAAATCTGTACCTGTTTGCATAAAATGCAATAAAAACAGTAATTAAAAAACCTCAAACAACGTTATGACAGTGTACTGACGGGGCTCCGCACCCATCAGCACACCATCATAACGCCCGAATAACATGCGCAGTCAGCAACACGTACATAATGCGCTGATTATTGCTGTCAGAGCGACTCTGGAATAACCAGCCGATGATGGGGATCTGGCTGATAAATGGCACTGAGCGTTCTCCTTCTGTCTGCGCAGTATCAATTAACCCGCCAAGTAAAAGAGTCTGACCATCCTTAATCTGAACTGTAGTCTGTATCTGGCGTTGGTTCGTAACGATATCAGAAGCCTGTTCATCATTATTGATTGAGTCAGCACGGGTGTCGATCGTTAGAACTAACTGACTGTTCCCCATGACAACAGGTGTAACCTTTAATGAAATCCCAATGTCATGGCGTTCAATTGTCTGGAAAGGATTGTTGACCCCAGCAGCTTCCCCCGTTACGCGTCCTGTGATGAAAGGTACATTTTTACCAACGGAAATATACCCAGTCTGGCCTGACTGCGTAAGAATGCGCGGAGTTGATATCACTTTTGAATTAGCATTGCTTTGGACCGCTCGAAGCGATAATGCCAGTACATTTCCGTCAAATATACCGAAAGAGCCGCCTGCTGTAGAAAGTGCGTTACCCAGTACGGAAGTATTAAAGCCCCCCGCTACCTTATGCCCTGATGCAGATCCCGCAGCAAAAGATAAATCGACACCATCGGACAGGCTGGTTTCAAACATCAATGACTGAATAAGTACCTGGTCACGGGCAACATCCACTGACTGAATAAATTCAGCCAACATCGGTAAGATTGATTCCGGAGCAGAAACGATAAGTGCATTATTTCCCGGATAATCAACAACATTACCGCCACCGTTAGACTGCAAAAAAATCTTAATCAGTTCCTGAACATCGGAAGATCGGACCTGATGCAGTTTGAAGTTACGAATAGCCAGCTCAACCGTTTCTGGCATGGATATTGCCTGATATGTATCATAACCAGCTGATTCATAAGCACTATCCTCAGTAATTTGAGACGGAAGCTTCGACGGCAATGACACAATAGCGGGATCGCCGGCGATCATAATAAAGCCATTGGCATTTAAAACAGATTTAAAAAAATTATCGACGTTATCCTGATTAACATCAGCATTGAATACGGTGATATTTCCCTTAACATCAGGATTAATAATAATCGCCCTCCCCGTTTTTTCTGAATACCATTGAACAAAGGATCTAATCGGAGAATTATTAAGGCTAACAGGTTCAGCATACACATGAACAGAAAAAATAAGAATAAGTAAAGTGAGTAATCTACACATAGATATCATTCCTGACAGGTTATTGTCTGAACATAATTATTTTTCTTAACGATAATTCGACATGGATTTTTTATTTCTATTACATGCCCTTTCTTTATCAGGTCGAAACTATGATATAAATTTCCTTTTTCATCTCGAAATGTAACTGATGCATCAAGACCAAACTGAGAAAATGAGAAAACAGACAACTTAGGTAAAGCCTCATCTTTTTCTGTAGATAACGATGAGCTTGCTTTGACAGAGACTGACTCACCTGTATCTTTATACTGTTGATAATACATCCCACAGGCAATACCGAGAGCAAGAAATGAAGCCATAATAAAAATACGATTTCCACGTCTAAACCAGATTTTAGTGATTCTCATGTAATAACTTATCCCTTTATTAACAGAAAACTGCCCATGTGTGATATAGGGTGAAAGATAACAGAATGCCCCATCGGAATACCCATCAGAGAAAACTTGCTTTGTATTATATGCAGCATAAAGACTGACTCCTGTATAAACCCACTTATCTACAGTTATAGAATTAATGTTATCTCCGTATTTCACAATGCCAAAGTGAACCTTTGGAAAGCTAAATCTGAAGTTGGCAATAATGGATAGTAATGTCCCAACAAAAGGTATAGCTAACTTATCTGTCCGTCGACAATAAACCACATGTTCAGCTAATGCCAACCTGGCTTGTTTATCCATGATACTAATATCCTGAATAAGAAAAATAATATCCCATCCAAGTTTACGTGCGTGTAAAAACCAGTTAATAACATCCTGACGTTCCTTATCTGCCCAAGAACGGCTATTAAACCATGTGCCACATTCATCAAGAACCAATAGGCCATTATCTGACTCATCGTAAGACGTATTTCCGCAACCTAATGATTGCAAGTCAAAAATATTCGGTTTGTCAGGTATCCTTATTACTCTCGTTCTCTTTGCATTACGACCAACATCAGGCATGTTATGCAACTTTAAGTCTAAATTAGTGGCAACAATACCTCCTCGAACCAGTTTCTCTTGAATTTTTGATACGCTGACAAGTGTTTTTCCTGAACCTAATTTTCCTGTAACAACATAAACAGCCATTCATATAACCTTATTAGCAATGGATATAAAACGTTCTTTAAGGTCAAAAACAAAAATAGATATTCTTGTTATCATTAAAGTATTAACACATTTCTGAAAATGATCGGGTAGTATTGATGATATTAAATTTGAAAAATCAGGAGGCATCACCCCGCCAATAACTGAGGAAAGGTGTTCTGTCAGTAGGCCAACGGTTGCTGAAATCATAGCAACAAAAACGAAAGCAATAATTCCCCCTCTGGTTACAAGACGAGAAAAAAACTTTGCTATATAGCCTAAAGCCAGAGGGACAAATCCAATAAGAATACGGAATAAAACAGGAAGGCCGAGAAGAACTGGCATTAGTTACTCTCCTTTCCGAAGTAAAGAGGTAAATGATGTAAACACATACCAGAAAGTTAATGCGTAAAACACCCAAGATAATGTCTGTTTAATAACCGTTAGCTTATTACAGTCAATATTTATCTGATATATCTCACCAGAAAACATAATAAAATCAGAGCACCCATTCCCATTAGGCAGCGTTGGAAGTAATGCACCCTGACTTAAAAAAGCCTCCCAAGTGGAACCATGTGAATTTTTATCAACTCCATAAAGAGAGTCAGCCAAATCTGTCGCGTGATCTAACTCAGAGTACTCTGTACCATATTGAGCTGCACGATTAGGATCAGCATAACGTGCCGCACCACGTACTAAATTATCCAGTGAAGTACCGATTTCTGTTACATAAGTCTGAGACTGTTTATCAGAATCAGCTGTGAATTTTGTCATGTCACCCTTTTCTGTCAATTGCGAAGCAATAGCGTCGGATTGCAGAGCGTTGTTTTCTTTCAGAGATTCGCTAACCGCTGATTTAACGTCACTTCTAGTTAAAATCGAACCAGAAGGCTCTGATGGTTCGTCAGTGGATGAGTTATCACTTATAACGGATGATGAGGGATAAGAATCATTAGTTAATTGCCCTGTAGATACCCAACTTGCTGTACATGTTGAACCATCCGAACGACAAACTACGACCCCTCCTGCCTCATACTGGCAATTGTTATAGTTAATATAACGGTTATCTTTATCGGAGTAGACATTGTTAAACACACCATCAATAGCTGGCCGAGACAGACATTCTTTTTGCTGTGATGATGTTTCATTAATATCTTCATCTGTCACCGTGTAAGTAATGGTTATTTTTATATTAGCGGTGTCAGCTATTGGTTTTGATGACGGTATACCAGTAACGGCAATAGTTCCACAACGAGAAAAAACATAGGATGAATCAACTTTTTTCCCAAAAGACGATTGCAAGTTAGCTATAAAATATTCTTTCTGTGCCAACGCATTATCTTGTGCCAACTGGCAAAGGTTTTGCTGGTCTTCAGGAGATGCCACATATTTCCCATTACTATTTTTTGTTTCATATGCTGTTGTGGCTTCACCTCTAAATATCTGCGTATCTGCTGCATAACTAAAAACTGGCACAAAAAATAAAGTAAAGATCGTTTTCTTCATATACGCCCTATAAAAAAGGGCGCACAGCGCCCTAATAAAAGTGATGATGCGTTATCAAACGGCTTTGGAAGAAAATTTCTTAAAGAGTCGAATTGCAAGACCTGCGCCAACAACAGCAACCACAACAGGCCATACTTTAGCAATAAGATCATTTGCCTGAGTCAGCAAAGAGTCCATCGCCTGCCCTGCATAATCCGTTGAGCTGTCAGCTGCAAAAGAACTTGCGGAGAAAAAAATTGCAAAAGATGCGGTGGTAATTTTTGATTTAATAGCTGTAATTAATTTCATGAAAGCACCATTTTTACGTTAAATTAAACGATCGGTTATCGACTTAAAAGAACCTATCGCATAGAAAAGGGCAAAGCCCATTACATACGCTCCGAAAAAATAAGCAATATACATTATCGGAGAACTCCTGCTGTTATTGCGCCCAGACCAAAAGAAATAACAATACCAGACGCGATAAGAACCTGAATAATATCCCCCATGAAATATATTTATTTAGATTGATCTTGATAAGGGACAAGCACTATTTTTCCTACCCTTAATTTCTGAAAGTCTCCGACATAAATACTGGACTCATGAAGAGAGTAGATCCCAGCAGGATATGGCGACTGTCCATTCTCAAGATTTATCTTGAACATCTGAGGATAATCACCACCGAGAAAAATATATGCTGATTGCTCAGAAATAGTATAAGGTTTACCTGTTGCCTTAGAAACACCACTGCGAGTGTCGGCAAGTGCTTGTGAGGGCTTTATTTCAATTTTAATCATTTATAATCTCTCCATTACCTTATCGCCAGTTACTGGCATGTGAAATACGGTTGTAATCAAAAATCAATCCTTTTTCATGAACCCATGCAGGAATTTGGGCTGACTTGGCTTCCAATGTTCTGACGAGCGGTACGACATTATTTGAATCTGGCGATTCGCAATAAAAATTTATATCTATTCCAAATGAAAGTAATTCTTTTCGATGACGGTAGAAAGTTGGTTTAGGTAGCATTTCCCTCATATTAGCCCCCTGCTTCCATAACAAATACGTAGATTGAATTTTTCTTGGCAATCGAGTTATTTTCTCATCATTTAAAATTGTATTCTGATTCATTTCTATCCTCCCTATATAGTCAGAGAATAATTTACGGGGAGTCTCAATATCCCACTTAACACCAAGTGTAAGATTCAAATCAATTAACTCAGTTGTTCTGACTGTTAATTCAATCCGTAGTTTGTCTTTAGACCAGTCGAGTAACCCCGCCTGTACAAATTCATCTGCAATTTGGTGACCTTTTTTTCCCGATATGTGTTCATCATATTTTGAATAAAACTTCAGGCTCCAGCGACGAGAGTTCTTACCCAGATAAACAGTTCCACCCTTTCCACAAGCTCGGCCATGACGAGTTTTTGCCTTAAATTCTGCGGCATAAAGCCATGCTCTGACATTTTCTAATGTCGATAAAGAATACATATAGTTAATATCAACGCGGGAAATTTTATACTGACCATCCATTACCATACGATAAGAAGGAAGATCATGAGGGATAGACAGTAAGGCCAATATTCTTGCGTAAGCCGTTAATACAAGTCCCTGTAAGTCATCAGAACCAATAACAGAATGCCCTTGTAAAAACTTAGACGGATTGCCATCAATGTAGAGATGTGTTGCATGGCCTTCGCCATCAGATCCTATAGATCTTACTTTCATCGTTGACTCATGAGAGCCGCGAACCGTCAACCGCTTTACTGTTTCCCACTCAATAGCGCCATCGGCATCAACGCTAACGACACTCCCAGACGGCAATGGTCGGTGTGTACAGGGTAAAACTCCAGTAAACCAGTCAATCATCAGGATTCACACTCATCAAAATACGTGTCAATAGTCACTTTTGAGCACATCTAATAGCCATAATGTAATATGCTCAGATCTGACAGTCAATTCATTTGCATTGTTTGAATTGTCAGAAATGAGCATCAAAACGACCTACTGAAAAACCACTGTTAAGATGGAGTAAAACTGATGGGCAACACTGAGCACGAAGTTATGGCGGATAAGCAGAGAGCAGAGCGGATCAAAAAAGCGATCTTGGAACATTCGACTTATGAAGAGCTAGCCGAAAAATCAGGGATTAGCGTGAGTACGTTGGTCAGAATAGCGTCTGGTAAAACTGAACCGAAATTCAGCGATATCATTCAGATAGCTAGAATCACAGGGGCAGATCTGAATACTCTGGCTCATGGTGATGCGCTTGCCGTTAAAGAGGATGCTACGGAAAGGAAATTAATGACTTCCGCTGACGGCTATACAGATAAAGAGACCACAAACGCCCACAACTTCATTGTCTGGAACATCAGAACGCTGGAAAAACAAGATATCCTGGCTCTCGCCAGACAGGTTTCTGCCTTAAGTTCATATACTTACAGCACAAAAATGTTTATAAAAAAGGAACTATCAGAAGAGGAATAACAAAGGCATAGTCTCAGGAATGAGACAAACGTGCAGTATTACCTACACTGCACGTTTTTGAGTTGCGTTATTTTTGAACATAATGATAGAAGGACGAATCATGAATAAAACCGTATATGTTCCCAGTTTTTTCCAGCCAATCTATAAAGAAGTTACAGTAAAAGTCCCAACAGGAAATACAAAACGTTTTCTTGGTATCATCGATATTGATGAAAAAATACGCCAAAAAAAAATCATTCAGGATGGGTGGTCTGATTGTCAAATCGATGGTGAAAGACTAAATGAAGATATAAACAATGTTTTAAATAAGCTCAATCAGGATAATTATGAAGTTATATCCATATCACCGATTACATCAGGAACATGGGCATATAAATATCAACAAAATGATATTAACAATGGAAATGGTAAAGGCAGTTATGGGTATGGTTATGGGTATTCTTATACGGAAGGCGTGGTTATTCTAGCCAAGAAAAACAAAGCATCAGAGGTGTAAAGTGGAAGAAAATAATTACAAAACAATGAGTTGCGAAGGACTTGTTAATCGTGCATTAAATTTGATAAAGGCTAGTGATAGTTACAAAATAAATGGAAGATGGCTAGTTAATCAAACAAACCTAAATGGCCCAAGCGATGATGAAATTCAGCCTGTTGTAAAAGCACATCTAATTACAGCATTAAGTATTTTTAATTTAGACTGTAATGAAAATGAACTGGACGATGACATAGTTAAACTAGTTAACGCAAAAACAAAAGGTGAAGTTCGACAAATATTAAGTGAGGTTATTCCAAAGTTATCAGATGAATAAATTCATCAAAACCAAAAGATAAGAAGTTAAATACCGTGGAAAACCACGGTAAAGTTCAGGTGTCACTGAACCCGAATCGCAAGCGGCGTTTGAATGATGGATTTTTGGAACAGCCGTCATAGGTAAAATAAGACTAATCAGAGCCTATAATGAATAAAATAAAAGTAAAAATAATCACCCTCGGGCATATGCCAGCAAGATTTGATAAGAATAAATTATTGAAATGGGAGTCATCACATTTTTTTATTGACCAAAGCATTGATGACTATGCATTAACCTGTGACTCTGACATAGAAGATTGGGCTTTCTCAGATAGGTTAATGTTAGATCAACTCCCTTCATTAAGTGAATATGATTTTTTAATAGCAATAACAAATGTTCCATTAGAGGGTAATTGGTACAGTCGGCGCTTGGGTAACAATAAAGTATTATTTACCTTTCATGAGATTAAAGATTATCTTGCGTATGAAAACATTCCGCTAGAGAATGCCATTCTCAGAGTTTTATATGCATATTCAATGGTTTATATGAGGAATTGTAAAAGCATTCCTGATTATGAAACTGTCCTTAGTTTTACTCATGACGAAACTAAAGGATGTTTGTTTGATATGAATGGAATAAAGACGGATTTAATCGAATCCTGTGCACCTCCAATAATATGCAGGGACTGTGAGCATAAGTTTTCTGGTAAAAACATACCGATAAATTTAATTCAAACAATTAAGAAAGAAATAAAGAAAATAAAAAAGCCTTTATACTATCGTTGGGTTGACTTTGTGAAAGATCATCCAATTATATCACTAATCATATCAGTATTTTCTGTGGTTTTCTTAGGCGTAATAAGTTCGACTATTGCCACATTTTTTTATGAAAAAATAATCAAAATTTGGTTCGCATAATAACGTTATGCTAAAGAGGCCGCTGCGGGAGAGATTTTCGCCGCGGCCTTTTCAACATAACGTGTGGCACATTATGCGAACCTATAGAGACGTTCGCGGGAACTAGCCGTGCCACTGAGCAAATCCCCGCATTCGCAAAACTCTTTTTCTGGCATCAACTATCATCCCTGTGGCTGACAATCTGGTAATGATAAATTTTTCCACTCGGCCAGCGAACGGCAACAAAAATTCCTCACCCCACGGTTCGACTCGTTCCCAGTCGGGCAAAAGTTTTCCACGCCGTGCCAGCCTGCTAGCGTTTTTCGCGTCAGCCGTACCAGTTGAGAACGCAGCAACGCTATGCAGTGGCAAATCCCATTGCACAGCCATTCCTAGCAAACGAGTTAGATACCGTTTATTGCGAGAAATACTTTTCCGTTTCATGCGTTCCCAATTAGGCAATTTTGCCTAATCACCTGTTTGAAACTACGATCTTGGCGCTTCTGCTCCACAGGTTTTAGCAAAGCAACCCTCCGTTTCTCAATCTCAATAGAAATAAATGTAAATTCAGTGCTACACTAGCATACACTACGGTATCCCCACCTTCCTTATGAGCCAACGGTTTCGCAGCGGTAGAGTCAATTTTAGCTATAAATATTTAATTAAAAACATCAGATAGAAAAATTCAACTCTGGAGAAATGTTCTATTTTTGGAGGAAAACCCATGAATAAATATATATCAGATTTACTAATTTTCATTGAAAGTATCGACATCAATAAAAATTTACTTTCACATGAAATATGTGAGGTGAATGGCGACAAATCAACAATAAAGTCAACTATTTATGTAAATACATCCCAGCCTAAAAAATATTCTTTTTCCATTAATCAAACTGCAATGTTTATGCTTTTAGATGCATTTGTAGATTACTCTCACCCTAAGATGATGAATAAAGGCTTTAAGGATAAATACAAGCGCCTCCCTGAAAATAGCACATGCGATAGAGTCATTAAAGGAACATTCAGGATTTCAAGAATTTTAAGGAATGCGCTTATTCATAATGTGAACTCACTCCAAGAAAGCAGTGAAACAATAAATATAGTTTCAAAAGAATCATTGAAAATAAAAACAAGAGCAATCAACACTTTGAACTTTATAGTTTGGTATAGCACTAAAAATGATTTGTCATTGTATTACAATGAATTGGTTCTGGTTAGTGCTTATAATAATTTGGTAGATGATATAGTTGAAATAAACGATGATATAGGAAAAGAGGTTTTATCACTATCATTCGATACCAAGCTTAAAACATTTAAACGCTATGAGGTAACTGGTGTGAAAGTCGAAAAGGATGGTGATAAAATCATTATACAAAGAAAAGAATTTGTATATGATATACCTGATATTAAAACAGGAGTTTTACAAAAGGGAGTTGTTACAGGTAGTTCAGATTATGTCATAAATATAGATGGTAAGGTTTATTTTATTCCTGATGAATGTCTAGCTATAAATGAAGATAATAATGCGGGCTATTTATTGTTAAATGACTTGTGTAAGTTTGAGAAAAAAAATCTTCTTGCAAACACATCAAATATCCATACCAATTATTAAATTGGTGACTCGCATAATATCGCTATAGCTAACATCTTGCTTTGCCTTGTTGGCCGATGCTATTAGCAATCTACGATTAGGCAATTTTGCCTAATCGACCGATGAATCTGCGTCTAAAACTGTTTTATGAATAGATACCCTGTTCAATACGGGTGATCAACCTGAGAACCTCGTCGATTCCAGATGGGTGCGACAGCATGTCAGCCGGTGATTTCCATTCTAATGCCCTATTTGACCCTACCAACCATTTTTCAGCCATATCTGAATCCCCCTCAAATAGCTCTATGGCGCGTTGTGATACAATGGCAGATCGCAATGCTCCTCTCTCAATAGCGGCATCAAATGATTTTTTTATCTGTGCCATTTCGTGAGTTTTCCGCTCTATTACCGTCATTTTTTTCAGACTGACAACATCGTGCGCTGCGGGATTTTTCTCTGAAGATTTCATATAAAATTCCTATATATCAATTGGATGAAAATGAATTCAGTACGAGAAAACACTTAAAATCACTGCCTGCGGCCAACCCCGCACAGCCCAAAAATAAATTTTTGAGCCGTCCGGCGTTCTGATAAAAAACCTCCCGCTACAACACATCGGATAATTTTCAGTGACGGCGTGTGCGATGCCACAACGGTGGTTCGCCCCTCGTCAATGGCGCGACTCATCGCCTCGATGCGTTCAGCCTGGTGAACGCGATACCGCTTCAGCCGACTCATAGAATTTACGGACACAAAACCTCCCACTACAGCACATTCAATAAAATTCCCTGATGCTGCACATAACATAAAATAAAATCATTTAAATTCAATTAATTAAAATAAAATCAGACGAATTTCAGTACGAAAACACGCTAAATTCACGATGTGCTACAGCGGGAAAAACCACTAACCGCCCTCCTCGCTGAGCGCTGCGGTGAGCGGTCAGCGGATTTTTCTGACCTGTAGAACAACAACAATATCAGTTTTATCTGCACTAGAACCCTGACTGGTGAACGATGGGAGCCACGAAAAGCCGGTTTCTGTGTTGGTTTTTTTATCATCCGCCAGACCACCGAGCAAAATAATGTCCCCATCACTCAACGAAATGTCGGTAGAGATTTCCCGTTTTATCAGTGTAGGCGAACCGTTCACGCCGTTATTCGTCGCTGTAAAATTACTCAATTCCTGCCGAATTCTCAGGTCGATGACATCAAGCCTGACTGCGGGTGCCACATCAAAAATTATTCCCGCATCCCGATAAACTACTGATTGGACTGCCGTTTGCCCCTGAAAACTGGTATTTCCTAACGTGGGTGTGGAATTCCCAACCGAGAAAACTGCATTAGCGCCTGATCGAACCCTGAGCGTTGGCGCGGAGATGGTTGTAAATCTCGAATCTGTTTTAAACAACTCTATCAAAGCCGTCATCGACCCCGAACCGATTTTTAGAAAATTTTCGTATCCGCGAGAGTCGCTACCTCCTATTTGAAAATTTAATTTTGAATTCAGCAGGCTAGCTGCCAGCTGTAACCCCGAACCATCGCGGGAATTAGCCTGAATTTCATATACATAGCCAGAAACGACAACCTCATCCGCCCGAACGTCGACTAGCGGCAGCGCCTCGCTAATGCGCCTAATTTCAGCTTTCGTTCCATAAAAAACCAGTGAATCTGGAGAGTTTTTATCACCAGTAGCCGAGGAGTTAAATTTCCCACCCTCGCCCGCCATCGGCGCTAGTTGGGCTGATAGGTACTGAACAGACCGATAACGAGGCTGGTAGGTGTATGAGAATTGAGATATTTTTTTCTCGACCTGAACTCGTTTATAGAAAAAATCTGTCCCATTTTTGGATTTCGTCTCCACACCGATGTCGGACATATACTCGATTAAAAATTTCCTAGCATCCTGTTCCGGCATCAATCGGAACGAGATTTTTTCAGGCATCGCGACCACGTCAGGCGACAACCTGAACGGCTGTTTCAATACCTGAGCATAGAAAACAGACAGCGCATCGGGAACCGCGACAGATTTCAGCTCAAAATCAACACCAGAACCAGACCCCGCCGCGAAACATTGAGTCGACAACGCCAGAAGCATCGGTAAAACAATTTTTCTCATTTTCATTTAACGTTCCCTGACCATGTGGTTACAAGTTCGCCATCTAACACGCCTGATATAATCGCGCCGTTTACAACAAAACCCCCTGCCGGTTCGATCCGTTGACGGCCATCAGCGCCAGACAGGATGACGAACCGACCATTTTTATCCTGAATTAGCCCACTAACCCGCCACTGTGTTGAAATTTTCGGGGAGGCAACCGGCGCAGGAACTGCGGGATTTTGCTGGGGCTGGCTGACTATTTCCGTAGGTTGATTTTGGTGTACGGGGACTTTTTTGCTCTCTGGGTGAAAAAATCCCCATAGATACCAGCCTCCTAGTGACACTAAAATGATTAGCGCCGCGATAGTAATTATCAGGGTCACATTTGAAAAAATTGACTGCCTTTTATCAACCACCTGTTCCAAACCATTCCCATCATATGATTGATATAGTGGGAAAATCTTTTTGTCATAGAAATAGTTTTTGACTGAAACCCTCTCAGATTTAGTCAATTTTGCGCCGCCGTAAATCTCCACCCTATATGCAGACCGCAAGCCCAAATTTTTCAGTTTGGTCATTTTGTAGACCGTCTCGGTTCGGTCGCGGATAAATCTAGGAAGGTTGGCAATCGATTGATTTACAACCACTAGATCGCAGGTCACGCCTGTTTCATGGTGTGCAAAATGCCGATGTTCGGCAATGAACGATTTATGGTTTTGAGGAACGGTCGAATCGGAGCCCCAAATTCTCCACGCTTCATCAACACAAATTAGATCCCCCGCCTGACAAAATGTATCTTTTCCATCGGTTACAGCATTTTTATAGGGGAAAAAATATTCATCCTGAACCTGCTCATTAGAGACATGGACAACCACGCCCATATTTTCATTTTCGGTTTTATTATTTCGCTTAACAAACTCATATATTTTTTCAGGATTCAAACCATAAATATTTGATACAACCCTCCTACCCTGAGCCACTGCGGGAATTATCACAGACCGGACAACCTCAAAACTTTTTCCACTACCCGGCACGCCGACATACGTTGAAATTGCCATATTTATCAACCAATTATTGGAATTTGACGAATAATAAACCGTGTGATGATCGCGGATATCATCAGGCTAATGCCGGTTGGAACCTGAAATAAATTTAGGAAAAACCATGCAGAATCAGGAAGTTGATTGAATAGCTCGACTAATGGCAGCGGAGAGACGTTTATTAGCGACAGCAGAACCGGTACAAACTCCTGAACAATGAAAAACAGACCAAACATCACCGCGAATTTCATTACGACCGAACGCAGCAGGAATGAGAGCGCTGTGTATAATGCAGCTAACATGTTATTACCTCTATTATATTAGGCCGACATGACGCGCCTGAATGATGAAAATCCCCAGCAAATCAGGCAAAACAATTTTATGAGCTCGCGGTTTTTTTCAATCAACCCACAGTGGGAATCGACAATGAAATTTTTATCCCAGACGGAAAATTCAGCCGTCGGGCACTGAGCTGAACGCGATCCAATCGAAAAATTTTCCCATTCAGAAAACGCGCCAATTATCGGAGCCAAAACAGTTTTTCCATCTGGCGGGCTATCTAATGCCGGCTGAACGGCGGGCGGTTCCGGCTGCGGGTTGGGTTCAGGATTCGGCTCGGGTTGCGGCTGAGTTTCTGGTTGCAGGTCAGTCCACGGACTGGCCCATTCCGCCTGAGATGGATTGGGCCGACCAACGGCGGCAGCGGCATCGCGAATATCCTGCGCCGTGACCAACGGCTGACCGCTGGAGATCTGGACTCCCTGATAATCAGGCCGACTGGCGGCATCCAACAATAACGCATTCAGAACGTCCGCCATTTGTTGTGCATTTAACGGAGTTTTTTTAACTGTTTCCTGCTGTTCGGTAGTAATATCGGGGGCTGATGGGGTGATTGCTGAACTGTAATTATCATTTTGCTGAACAGAGAAAATCTCATTCAGAGAATCTGTTTTTATCGCGCCGGACGCCTGTGGATAGGAAAAACTGTAGCGCGCCTCATAACGGGTTAACCGACCACCGCCAGAAACCGAACTAGATGCAATCGAAATTCCCGAACTATATGTGCATTTTGCGCCAGCCGGACAATACAAAATCCCATTATCTGCCCGAAATTTGTAGGCGGAAAGGACGAGATTTTCGTGAAAATCCCCAGACAAAAATGGGGCGCTGCCGCCCTTTCCAGCACCGATATAAAATTTTCGCCCGTTATCGACACTCGAGCTCGTGGGTGCGGACGAAATCCCCGCATTTGGGTCGGAACCGAAAATTTCGTCGCCAATTTTTAGTAGTGAATCCCCTATGAACGCCCAGGAAAAAACACCGTTAGCGAGCTGGAGCCGGGTGGGATTTGCATGTCCTGTGGCGAGCCTTGCAACAGACTGATTTAACGCGGTTTTTGTTCCGTTAGCCAAAACTTGACGTTCCGCTGCTGAGACAGCCATCTGGGCAGCTCCCCGCGAAATCGCAGACCTCAGCGCAAAACCGCCGATCGTTTCTGCACCAACAACCAGCGCGGGGATGATCGCGTTAGCGGCGGCGCAGAACAACGCTGCCCCCACTGCCAGTAAAACAATTTTTTTCATGATTTGAATGCAATCAAAACGAAAAATAAAAACATGAAAAAGATTCCTGCCAGCAGAACAACGCCTTTTTGTCCGGCCTCAGTAAAAATCATCTCGCACATAAATTAAAACCCCCTCAATCCGCAAATTGCCGCCCACGCACTGACGAGTCCCCAGAGGAAAAAAATCATTTGCCAGTCCATCAGACAACCTCATGAAAAATAATAAAAAAACGGGAGGGATTCCCCCTCCCAGCAACAAAATCAACGCCCGCGAACAAGATTCATTATCGTTTGAACCCCCTTAATCGCCAGATAGAGCCCCATCAATCCGGCGGCGATGGCCATAACAGCGGTGACAACCGCTGTAACACTGAATCCCTCGGTCACGCCGGAAAAATCCAACGCTGCTGACGCTCCCTCAGCGGCCAGAACGACACTCGGAGCCAGAATTGCAGCGGACGCAACAACAGCAGATGTAAAAATGTTTTTTAGTTTCAGTTTCATGACGATTCCCCAGATTAATTAATTGATTGATAAAACACATTTTTTGGCTTTTTTAGCCAAATCTAACGAGCCTCAGTAGTAGCCCACAACAGTGGGACACGAGCCAGAGACCCAGAACACTACTGAACGCAAAATAGAAAAAATCGTTATTTTGCGCCCATAATTCGCTCATAGGTCACCCCCAGTAATGGGCGCGGACAGCGATGAAAAAACTCATAAAAAAATTCCCGATTTTGTAGACGGCCACGCCGAAAATTACGAAACAAAAAATCGCGTCTATCATCTGCCCCCCTAAAATAGTTTTTTATTTCTGGTCTGGCAGAATATCGATTTGATCCGATTCGAGCGTGATTTGAACGGCTGCGCCCGACTTACCTGTATATGCATCCACCCAGACTGGAACTAAAACATTTTTGCCAACAAGCCGTTGAAATTTATCGAGAATTCCGGCGTCTACAAATTTTTTGGGGATTCGGACGGCGGTCTGAACCGACTGCTGACCGCCCCAACCATCAGGGCGGAGATTTTCAACGCCCAATTCGTAAAAATTGTACGAGCCCTGTGCGTTTGTAAACTCGCGATTGCGAGCGCCTAGGAATTTACCCTGTAATAACAAAGACATAATTTACCTTCCTCTATAAAACTTGAACATCTACAGACCTCAGCCAGACAACCATTTCCCCTGATGTCGGCCATAAAAAAACTGGAAATCGAGCTCGTTGCCCCTGTAACAACGCCTGCGGGAAATTCTGAAATGCGAATTCGGGACAAAAAACGGACAATTCAAGGCCATTTTCTGAACCGACTCCGACCTCGATCAATCCGTCAGTCGCTGGACGACATCCCAAATAGATCCCGTCGACCAAAAAATTAAAATCAAAAATGACTGATTCCGTTCCCACTAAAAAAATTCCTCATAAAACCCAATAGCTCGCCCTCGGGTACGCAAACAAAAAACTCGCCATCTGCGGTGGTGATACGGAGATCAAAACGCCCATCGCCGAGCCCGCTGACAAAAACCCCGCATTCATCATCTAAAAAATCGTCAAATTCGTAATCGGACAATTCCATCCGGGACCTCGCCATAGTTGTTGTGGGTGTGATGGATAAAAAAATCAGAATCGGCCTGAACCGCAGAATCAGTGTGCGGGCAGTTATTCCCACTGGTCCAAGGCGTTGCGGCGGTGCCGCAACGCTGAACGGCGTCAGAAACAGATTGATTTTCAATCTGTTTTGGAACGATGTTCCAATCGCGGGTACGGGTCTGCACGCGCGTCGACGGGGCGGCGGACAGGGATACGCCGCGAACTCTGCTCGTTTTTTCACCCCAACGATTCCGCAGCTCCCGACCAGAAAAATCGGCGTCGGCGCGGTATAGACTGACGCCACCATGTTCTCGAGACAGGCGGATAAATTGGCCGAAATCTCCCCCATCAGCCGCCTGCCAGAAATTCTGCAGAATCGGATCGCAATCGGGGGTTTTACGAATACGGCGGAGTTCGCGCCATGCGGTTGCGCCCACGCAGCCGAACTGCTGGAACTGCCTGATCCTGTACAACCGCGCCCAAGCCGTTGCACGAGTTGCGCCGTCAACGGCGGATAGCCCAGCCTCTAAATCGCTCTCTAACCCAAACCCGTCGACATTTTTGCTCACGTAGGCTGCGCAATACCCAGCCGCACCTCGTTGTGGATCGATTGGCAAAAATTTGAATCTGATTGTGGTGTCATGAGCAATACTGTGATTGTCCTCACGACAATAACGATCCTGTAGAATTTTCAGGCCAGACTGAGCCTGTTCAGGGCGAAACCAGATCAGAACGTGCCAGTGTGGGGTTCCATCGTGATTAGGTTCGACCATCCGAAATCCAGCAGAAAAAATGTCGTCTCTGGCGAATTTTCGATGAACATTTCGCCAAATCTGAGATAATTTTTCCTGACCTGCGCGGGGATTAATGTTTGTGCAGCGCGAATTTTCACGACCATCGACGTGATTTGCGTGGTATCGAGACGGTAGAGTTATGGTCAGAAAATAACCACAAAAACCCTCGGCAGTGAAAAACTCCCCCGTATGGCGTAAACGCACCATCAGCTCGGTTCTACGATTTTTGGGGCAGGAGTTGCCGGATTCGTAGGCGGTTTGGAGCGAGATCCGGTCACCATCAGACGACTCCAATTCGTTATTTTCTAAAAAATTGTTCATTCTCTGCTGGGCAGAGGCAAATTCCCGAAGTGCCCGTACAGAGATGTATGGGGAAATTTTTTTATGGACTAAATTTTTAGCGGTATCTCGACAACCACGCCAGTGACAACGAATACGCCACAAAATTTTGAACCAATAATTTGGTTCAGTGACCCGAGCTAATGCGCCGTATAGACAATTTTTCGCCTCGTCAGGCCAGTCACTGAACGGATGAGCCAGAACGTCACGCAATTCGCGGATTTTTGGCATTTCCAGCCCATAGGTGCAGACGGCGCGAGAAACGCTCATGAAAACAGAATTTTCAAAAAAACATTTAGATTCGGAAAAACAGTTTTTTTCAGAATTCTGACGCAAGGATTTTTCAAAAAAAAACCTCGATAATTCACGCGAAACATTCAACTCGAATTTATGCTTAAATTCGGCATCACAAATATCTGTGGCATCGTAATCGCCAACAGAAAAATACTGCTGCGAAAAAATATTTTTAAAACTTTTTTCGATAGAATTTTTAATATCGGAATCACCAATAATGAATTGGAACTCATCGGCGAGATCGCGCGATTTTCTGTATATCCCCTCACGCTCGAACAAATAAATTTTCCCCAATTTTTTATAATGAGAAAAATCTTCATCTGCAATGGCTAGCCGCTCAGAAATCACAATAAAAGCCCCCGAAAAACACCGATAGAGCATTTGATCAAATTTTTTTCGGCAGCGCAAACAGGTCATTTTCGCGGTAAAACCCAATAGGTTCTGCCAGAAAAATATCGTAATTTATCATTTAAAAACATAATGATATCGCGATATTTTATGCTGTCAGCGGATATGTTTTGCCTATAAGGGATTTAACAGAAAAATTACAATTAGAATGGTAAAAAAACGATAAAACTCTGAATTCAGTCAGCGGTGGAAGGGCTATTTTTTCGTTATTCCGCATCTATCAGACAACCAAATCAGTGGGCAACTAATATCGAAATCGAAATCCATAAAAACTGGAACACAAATCACCTCACCAGAAACAAAATTCAAATTCGTAACATATCCCCAATCGGCGGCGGCAACCAGAACTGAATAGTTTTCCTCGCAACCAAAAATCATTTTTTTAATTACTAGCAAGCCAATTTCACAATGCGGATAAAAATCAGTTTTCCGCAGCTCCACAAAACTCCCCGAAATGAAAATATCGCAGGAATCTAAAACACTTTTTAGATTGCTCAT